GATGATGGCGTAGAGAATGGCCCAGATGAAGCCTAGCGCTTCAGGAATGTTGAACTCACGCCTATCGTCGTCGGACATAGCGAAACTCCGTGCGGCCTTGCCCTCCATGCCCGAGGCGCAGAAACGTAGAACAGCAGAACTGCTGGTCAAATTGTACAAAGAATCAGTCAAGACCACCGGGAAAGACGACTTTCTGTCTTTTATTAAGCACGTTTACCCCGGATACCTTGTCGGACCCCACCATTACCGCCTTGCAAGGATCTTTGAAGACGTTGCAGCGGGCATAAAGAAGCGCGTAATCGTCAATATTGCCCCTCGACACGGCAAATCCGAGATGATTTCTTACCTCGCTCCGGCGTGGTTTTTGGGTAAATATCCGCACAAAAAGGTCATTATGGCCTCCCATACCGCCGATTTGGCGGTAACTTTCGGTCGCAGAGTCCGAAATTTGGTTAATTCAGACCTCTATAAAGACATTTTCCCGACTGTAGAACTGCAAGCCGACTCCAAGTCGGCCTCACGATGGGGGACAAACTTCAATGGAGAATACTTCGCTATCGGTGTGGGCGGCGCTCTCGCTGGTCGGGGTGCTGATCTATTCATTATTGACGATCCGCACTCTGAGCAGGACGGAAAACAAGGTCTGTCCCATGTGTTTGAACCGGCGTGGGAGTGGTTCCAGTCGGGTCCGATCCAACGACTGATGCCGGGAGGCGCGATCATCGTGGTGATGACGCGCTGGTCCAAGTTGGACCTGACGGGGCAGATCGTAGACCACATGGTCAAGAATGAAGACGCGGATGAGTGGGAGGTCGTGGAGTTCCCTGCCATCCTGAATGATGCACCGCTGTGGCCTGAGTTCTGGTCGATGGAGGCTATGCTCTCTAAAAAAGCCAGCATGGACGTGCGGTACTGGCAAGCCCAGTACATGCAGCAGCCGACCTCAGAAGAAGGTGCTCTTATAAAGAGAGAGTGGTGGCAGATGTGGGAGCAGGACGACCCGCCCCAGTGCGAGTTCATCATCATGAGTCTCGACGCCGCCCAAGAGGCTACTAACCGATCCGACTACAACGCCCTGACGATCTGGGGGGTTTTCTATAATGAGGAGACCAAGTCACGTAATATTATTCTGCTCAATGCCATCAAAGAACGGTTAGAATTTCCCGAACTGAAAACGATGGTGACTGAGCAATACAACGAGTGGAAGCCGGACTCATTCATCGTTGAGAAGAAATCTAACGGAGCGGCACTCTATCAAGAGATGCGGCGCACGGGCGTTCCCGTGAGCGAGTTCACCCCCGGTAAGGGGCAGGACAAGATCGCCCGAGTGAACTCGGTGGTGGACTTGTTCAGCGCGGGGATCGTGTGGGCACCGGACCGTCGGTGGGCGCACGAGGTCATAGAAGAGTGCAACGACTTTCCAGCGGGGAGGAACGATGACTTGGTGGATAGTACCTCTCTCGCTCTTATGCGTTTTCGTCAGGGTGGCTTTATTAGGCTACCTACTGATGAGCCAGAACCGATCCAACTGTTCCGATCCCGCCGACGCGGAGGATACTACTGATGACAACGCAGAAGTTCATGGGTCGGCATCAACTGCTCCAACGCCTGACCGCACAGGTCGGTGGTAACGCGCAGATGGCAAAAGAAATTTTGATCAAGCGTGGGCAGATGACCTCCGACGGTGAACTGACCACTGCGGGCCGCGCCCGTGACAGCATGACGGCTGAAGAACGCGCTAAGGACCGAGCGTCTAAGGCTTCTGGCAAACCGCCTAGCGTCTTTACATACCACGCCAAGACAAACACGGCAGTGGCGAGGAAAAAGAAATGAGTATCGATAAATCCCTGTACGCCGCCCCACAGGGGCTTGGCGCATTGAATGCAGATCCGATCTCTGTGGAGATCGTAGACCCGGAAGAAGTGCATATCGAAGGCCCCGGCTTTGAAATGCACATCGAACACGGCAACGAGACCGAGTTCGATACCAACATTGCAGAGTTAATGCCCGATAACCAACTCCTCACACTCGCTTACGACCTGTTGGGAGAAGTTGAAGAAGACATCAACTCACGCAAGGATTGGCTCGACACTTATGTGAAGGGTTTGCAACTCCTCGGTCTCAAGTACGAGGAACGTACGGAGCCTTGGCCCGGAGCATGCGGTGTCTACCACCCACTGCTCATGGAGGCTGCGGTCAAGTTCCAGTCTGAGACGATCATGGAGACGTTCCCGGCAGCGGGTCCCGTCCGTACTATGATTATCGGTAAAGAGACGCAGGAAAAGAAAGACGCTGCGGCTCGTGTCGAAGCGGACATGAACTTCCAATTGACAGAGGTCATGCAGGAGTACCGCCCGGAGCATGAGCGGGCACTCCTGACTGTTGCTTTGGCGGGCAATGCTTTTAAGAAGATCTACTTTGACCCTTCACTGGGTCGGCAGGTGGCTCCCTTCATTGCCCCCGAGGACATCATTGTCCCGTACGGTGCCACTAATATTGAGACGGCGGAACGCATCACACATCGGATGCGGAAGACCAAGAATGAGTTGCGCAAATTGCAGGTCGCAGGATTCTATCGAGATGTAGATCTTGGGGATCCACTGCGCATTATGGATGAGGTTGAGAAGCGCAAGGCTGAACAGCAGGGCTTTAGTGCGTCGATGGATGACCGCTTTCAGATCTTGGAAATTCATTGCAATCTGGACCTCCCCGGTTATGAAGATGAGGACTCGGTTGGCCCCACGGGGATCAAACTTCCTTACGTGGTTACGATTGAGAAGGGTACCTCAACAGTCCTTGCTATCCGTCGCAATTGGTTGGAGGACGACAAACTTAAATTACGTCGTCAGCACTTTGACCACTATGGCTACATTCCCGGTTTCGGATTCTACTACTTTGGTTTGATTCATCTCATCGGCGGTCACAGTAAAGCAGCAACCTCCCTCATGCGTCAATTAATTGACGCAGGTACGCTGTCTAACCTCCCCGGCGGTCTCAAGTCCAAGGGCCTTCGGGTCAAGGGCGACGACACCCCCATTGCTCCGGGCGAGTTCCGTGACGTGGATCTGCCGTCGGGCAGTATCCGCGACAACATCCTCCCACTTCCATACAAAGAGCCGTCGCAGGTACTTGCAGCGCTCATGGACAAGGTGGTAGAGGATGCACGCCGGTTTGCAGGTTCGGCTGACTTAAACGTCAGTGATATGTCGTCACAAGCCCCGGTGGGCACGACGTTAGCGGTACTTGAGCGTTCGTTGAAAGTGATGGGGGCTATCCAAGCCCGCATTCACTACACGATGAAGCAGGAGTTCAAGTTACTCGCGGCGATCATCCGCGATAACACACCGGAGGATTACGACTATGAACCTGCAACTGGCGTGGCTTCTGCAAAGCGCTCTGATTACGACCATTGTGATGTGCTACCTGTATCTGATCCTAACGCCTCGACAATGGCGCAGAGGGTGGTTCAATATCAAGCGGTACTACAACTCGCTCAAAGCGCGCCTCAAATCTACAATCTGCCGCTTCTTCACCGGCAGATGATTGAGACCCTCGGGGTCAAGAACGCAGACAAACTTGTCCCGATGAAGGACGACATGCAGCCGGTCGATCCGATCAGCGAGAACATGTTCATTATGGTAGGCAAGCCTGTGAAGGCGTTCATCTACCAGAATCATGAAGCACATATCCAAGCACACATGGCGGCGATGCACGACCCGCTGATGATGCAGGTGATTGGTCAGAATCCACAAGCGCAGCAGATTGCGGCGGCGGGCGCTGCTCACTTGATGGAGCATGTGGCGTTCAAGTATCGGCAGGAGATTGAGAAGCAGTTGGGATCGTCACTGCCACCTCCGCCGGACCTCGACAACGACACGGGCTACCTTAGCCCGGAGATCGAGGTGCAGTTGTCTGCCCTTGTTTCTCAAGCCGCACAGCAGTTGTTGCAGAACAATCAGCAGCAAGCGGCACAGCAGCAAGCGCAGCAGCAGATGCAGGACCCACTCATCCAGATGCAGCAGATGGAGTTGCAGATCAAGCAGCAGGAGGTCCAGATCAAGCAGCAGATGGCTCAGGGCGAGTTGCAGGTGGCGCAGCAGGAGTTGCAGATCAAGGCACAGCAAGCGCAGTCACAAACGCAGTTGCAGCAAGCCGAGCAGCAGCGCAAAGCCAAGAAAGACGTGATGGACGCCGCAGGTCGCGCAGACGAGTTGAAGTTAAAGCAGTTGGAGTTGCAGATCACGCACGAGTTGGGCGGGGCCAAACTGGGCGTAGATATCGCGCACAAGAAGCGCACGCACATTTCAGATACGGCACACAAAGCCGATCAACATCAGTTAGAGCAGTCCAAGCACGAATTGGAAGGAGCCAAACTCGGTGTAGATATGGCGCATAGAAAGGCTGAACACCAAGCCGATGTAGCGCACAAGTTGGACGAACACGACATCCGTCGCGATGAAATTAAGAATATGGCGAAGGGTGGCGAGGTTAAGTCTGAAAAGTATGAAGAGGATGAGTCAGGTGAAGACGATGACGATTCAGATGATTAAGGGGTAGCAAATGCAGACAGATACCGCAGCAGAGTTTCTCACCAAGAAACTTCAACAGCAGCGCGAACGAATCATAGGGCACATCTTAAAAGGCGTGTCATTTGAGCAGGAATACTACCGTTCACTCGGTCTTATTCAAGGGTTTGATTATGCGATTGAGTTGATCAAACAAACGGCCCGAAGGGTCGCAAACGATGAGGAGTTGCAAGACGATGAGTGACATTAATGTCGATAAGACATTGACTGAGGTAGAGCGCAAGGCAAAGCAATTACCGGACCCGTCAGGGTTCAAATTGCTGTGCATGGTGCCCAAGGTCGAGGAAGAGTTTGGCGAGTCGGGAATCATCAAGTCTTCAGAAGCCGTTAAGGTCGAAGAACAGACCACAATCGTGCTTTTTGTCGCCAAGATCGGCCCCGATGCCTACAAAGATCCGACACGTTTCCCATCGGGTCCGTGGTGTAAGGTCGGCGACTTCGTGGTCGTCCGGGCTTACAGCGGTACTCGCATCAAGATCCACGGCACAGAGTGGCGAATCATCAACGATGACAGTGTTGACGGGACCGTTGAGGATCCCCGTGGCATCGGTCGCGCAGGTTAAGGAGTGATCATGGCTGAGAAAAACGAAGAGTTTAGGGT